AACAGACTTAACTCAATTGCAAGACATGCACTTGACGGAGGAGCAATTTCTAGCCCTCGGGCCAGAAGACAGGGAAAGTTACCTGGAGCTCCTTCAACAGGAAATCGCATTTCGCAAGAGTCGTAAACTCCTATACTACACACCTTTGCCACCGCCATCCCCGATGAAAGAGTTTCACGAGTCTGGTGCTACCACCCGAGCTGTCTTTGGTGGTAATAGATCAGGCAAGACTACTGGTGGAGGCATTGAGTTCATCATGCACATCACTGGTATCTATCCTAAATGGTATCCAAAAGAACTCAGATATACAGGAGCTATAAAAGGCCGTATTGGGGCCGAGGATTTCACCAAAGGCGTAGGTGAGGTCATCATACCTTTTCTTGAAGAATGGCTTGATATGAGCCTCGTAGCTAAGAAACAACGCAATCCTATGGGGGTACCCGTAAAGTGGATCCTCAAAAACGGGTCAGTGTTCGATATTCTTACTTATGAACAGAAAACAGAGGTATTTGAAGGTTGGAAAGGCCATATTGCATGGTTTGATGAACCTCCTCCAAGAGATAAGTACGTGGCTACAATGCGTGGCCTGGTTGATTTCCACGGTCGCAACTGGCTTACACTCACACCGCTCACGGAACCTTGGATCTATGATGAGATCTATACCCGTCAGGATAAAAATACATTTGTTGTTACTACAGATATACGTGATAATAATACGTTATCAGAAACAGCAATCCAAGAATTTGAGAGTAAACTCTCCGAAGAAGAAAAGGAAGCGAGGCTTCATGGGCGATTTCTACATCTCAGTGGCCTCATCTACAAGGAATTCGATGCCAATATCCACATCTGTGAACCTCCAAGAGTCCAAAACTCCTGGACAAGATACTTTGCAGTAGATCCCCACGAACGAACTCCTACTGCTTGCCTCTGGCTAGCCGTTGATCCTCATGACAACCATTATATTTATGACGAGTTATGGCTCTCTGGTATGGACTTAGAGCATATGGCCCATGCAATCCATGCACAGGAAAGTTCCTTAATCCCCCGTATTCGTCTTATTGACCCCCACATGGATAAGGAAAACGATCTAGTCGGAGGTTTTAATGTCCGTAAGGAGCTTATGAAGCATGGTATCTACTGTGAACGTGGCAATTCAGATCCTATCTTAGGTAAATCCCGCATTAAACACGCTCTAAAACCCCAATACAGTGCAGTCTATAAGACAGAGATACCCAAGTTAAGGGTTTCTAGGCGTTGTCAGAGAACAATTTACGAATTTCAGCACTATATTTGGGATGAATACAGGCAAAGGAAGGATGAGTTTGATCCTAAACCCAAGCCTAAGAAGAAGAATGATCATTTTATGGACTGTTTACGGTATCTTTATAACTATGATCCACGATATTTCCCACCTGAAGGTGAGGATGAGTCAGAACCAGTCTGGGAAGGGGAGTATACCAAGTATCCAACGAAGGAAACAACGGGACCAACCAGGAGTTATCAAGACTTGATAGAGAAAAGAGGAGGAAATTTCTAATGGCTATAGGTAGAGCAATGCCAGTGTTCAGGGAAGGTGGAGAAGGAGAAGGTAAGAAGAAGAAAGAATCAAAGATTCCTAAGAAACACCAATTTGTAGATGAAGATGGTAAAGTGTGGGATTTGAGGGAGTTAGGAGATACGAGGCGTTGGACTAGAGCCAAGAAGGAGAAGTAATATGCCTAAAGGCACGAGGGTTGAAAAAATGTTTCAACATTTGAAAAGTGCAGGTTATGATGAGAAGTCTGCGGCTAAGATAGCACAGGCTAAAACAGGAACAGCTTTAAGGACTGGCCGCAGGCCGAAGAATAAATAGGAGGAGAAATGGCAAACAGACTCACAAGTAATCCGATATACATAGATCAGTGTAATTCAGCAGATTATACTTTGGCTAAGAAAGGAGTACCTTTTGTAGTTAAGAAGATACGCATTGTGTCCGCTGCGGATGGTGACATCTTTAGACTAGAGGATGAAGATGGGGCTTATACGCTTCACATGGTACAAAGTGGCAATGCAGATGCAGTAGAATGTGATTTTGGGGATGCAGGATTTGACTTCGGAACAAAGGGATGTTATATCGATATTTCTGATTGTACGGGTATGGCTGGTACAGATGGTACAGATGCAATCTGGATTTATTTAGTATAAGGAGGAGGTAGTATGGCAACTATACATAAACAGTATACTACGGGTTCTTCCTCGTCGGGGGCTTGGTCGGCGAATACAGATGTTTATAGAGGTGTTACTCTAGAGCATGTTGTAATTCAGGCTGCTACTGCTGGTACAACATTTGATTTCTCACTTACGAATGAAGATTCTGTAGTTGTTAAGTCTTGGATAGGGGTTACAGATGAATTGAATGATCAGGTATATATTCCTCTTGTTGGGAAGTATACTATGTCTATAGCCAATGCTACTAATGATCCAGAGAACTTCAAGATATTATTAATGATTGATGAAGCATAATAGGAGGTTGTATGTTCGGGAAGAAACCTAAACTCAGAGATATGATCCTGGATGCGTTTGATCGTATCAGCATAGCAGTGAACAACATGGGTAAACGTAATGAAGAAACTAGAACTACTCTTTTCTCTAATCTGGATGAGTTGGCTAAGAAGGTAGCTGGAGTAGAAGCTAAATTATCAATACAGAATACAGAACTCAAGGATTCATTCATCCCGAAGGTTAATAAGATAGATGAAGTTGAACTTAAAGTAGAACAGAAGTTGAATAAGTTTTACATGGAATTTACAGATAAGTATTTTGCTCAGATGTCAGCGTTCATTAGATGGAACAAGGAGATGTCTTTAGTATCTTACTTCCAGCAGAAAACTGGCGACGGAGAACTAGGGAAGATGAAACAGGCGTTGATGAAACCTTTTCTCGACGACAAATGGGCTGTTAATAAAGCTGAGAGAGCTGAACAGGTTAATCAGATCTTAAAGACTCAGGGAAATAAGTTACATGAGTTACGTAAGAAGTTACATGATATGAGTCTTGTAATGGATCGGGAGAAACGTGATACTACAGTTATCAGGGCCCAGATTAAGTTGATAGATATGATTATAGGGGGCAAGTTATGAAACGAAAATTACTCATAATTGGGGTTCTATTCTTTTTGATGATTGGTACAGGATATGCTTTGACTTATAAAGTCTTGACTACAGTAGTAAGTGTTGGGGTAACTGCTACGGCTTTGCCAGCAACTGCTATGGTAGGTAGAGAATATATACAATTACAAAATGTAGGTACAGCCACTATTTTTGTTGGTGATGCTAATGTTACTGCTGATACGGCAGCGACAGGTGGTACTCAGATTTTACCATATGCATATTGGATTAAAGACTATGATCATACAATAGTAGTTTACGGGATTGTAGCTGCTGGTACTCAAAATGGAGTAGTTGAAGAGGGGAAATAATATGAGGAAATTATTACTAATTATATCTATAATTTTATATCCTATAATAGTATACGCTGTTCCTCCGATACCCCCAAATCCTCCAATGGGGATATCAGATGAAGGTGGTGCTATATCTAGGCCAGTATTTGTATTAGATTGTGTTGGTGCTGGTGTAGCTTGTAGTCAGAGTGGTTATACTGGAATTATAACTGTTAGTGGTGTAGGGCCTGCAACTGATACCCTACAAACTGTAACTGATAGGGGAGCGACAGCTACTAATACTCTTACTGTAGACGGTCTCACAATGGACGCCAACGAAAACATAACCCTCGGCGCTCAAACCCTAGACCACGATGGGACTGATTTTGTGTTTAGTGATTCGATTGTAACTACAACTCTAAATACAGGACAAGGTGATAACGAGTTATATGATTTACCTCTTGCCTCTGGTGCAGATGCAGATTCTGCTACTGTTCAAAGTGATAGTGGTATGGAAATAGTAAGTACAGGCCTTACCTTACTTCGTGGATGTGCCGATAATGAAATACTTAAATGGGATGAAGCTGCTGACGATTGGAATTGTGAAGCAGACGCAGGCGCAGCAGGCGGAGATAATATAAGCATAGACAGCGTTGCTGTTACTGACCCTGATTTTGTCTCAACAGGCGATATAGACTTCGTAGATACTACTAATACTATAACTGCTAATATTAATACTGATAAGGTAGACGAAGAACATATTAACTGGGGTTCGGGTGCTAGTCAGGTAGGTACTGCGGATATAACAGTAGACACAGATAAAAACTTTGTTACAGATGCAGAAGCTACAGTTATAGGCAATACTTCAGGAACTAATACTGGGGATAACGACGAAGTAGGAACACTTACCACAGGCGATATGTGTACCAATGACGGTTCTGCTGTCCAATGCACAGTAAACACAGAGGCAGAATTTGAAACCGCTATGGATGCTATAGATTTCGTTACTGTTACTGCTGATGATATTACTTCTGCTAATTTGGCAACATTAATTAATGGCGAAACTGGAACTGTAGACCCAGTGTTTAGCACTTCGCCTACTTTAGTAACTCCAATATTAGGGGTTGCTGCGGCTACATCAATTAATAAGGTTGCTATAACAGCACCTGCTTCGGCTTCTGTCCTTACGATTGTAGATGGGGCGACTTTAACTGCTTCTGCTTCGGCAACAGTATCAGGCAC